AGTAGTGTGCTACCAGATGAAGCAAATTGGTTTAGCAGTTTATCTCCCACCCCCATGAATATACCCAAATTGAAATTATCTACATTAATTTAGTGTTGTTAATTATTTGCTCTTGAATGTGTCTAGTGCATACTCTAGATCTTGCTTTTTTAAGAGGCCAGTGCAAAATCTAGTAAGTGGTACACCCACCTTAATAATGAAAATTAATGATATTAATGTAATGATTGAGTATGCCGCTATTATACCTGCTTCACCTAACCAGTTGAACAATGGTTTGAATAGGCTGAGGAATCCTTCATCAAACACTTTGCACATCCATGTTCCGCATCTGTCATCCACTTCTTTTATATAAGATGCCTGATCTATTCCTTTCAACTCTAAATTTGTGCTCCCTGGGACTTTTGACAGTTGAACAGTTTTCTTGTTTTTGCATATCTCTATATCTATTGATGTGATCGTTTCTCTACAAGTCATTTTGATATTGTAATTCCTAACCTGGGGTTTCAAGAGGGCCCTTGAGCTGTATAGCTCACATGTTGACTCTATTCCACATATTTGCTCTGACTCTACCTCTATATTGATGGAGCAAACAATATTTTCTAAACAATTCGTACAGCCCACACATGTTGCAGTGTACTCTAGATTGGTCGTGGGTTGACTCAATTTATATTTTACATCTCCAAACTTGATTTTTGCTTTTATGGTCCCAAGTATGTTGTTGGGGTTACTGAGCCGCACCCTGCTATGCTCATCCAGTATGACATATTTGCTTTCCTTCTTTAGAAACTTGCATGCATCATAATGATTGTCAAAACACTTCCTTACAATGACATCTTTCCTGCTGGTTGCATGACAAATATAGTCAAACCTTGGGTCTCCAGAACCTACAGTCGACTCATTCCTTTTCTGCACATTCCCACAACCTTTTGCTAATGACCCAATGTCGTTTATGCTTCCTGTAAAAACTGAATGGTCTCTTATGCCTATGATATTTGGTAGATTTTGTGTTTCCACTGTTTTGAACTGTATATCAAAGACATCAGATATGATTGGTTGTAGGGCATCGATATTTATACAGTACGTACTTGTTATTAATGTTATACATATCTCTATTTTGGTTGTTTCTGAAGTGGATTTCTTGTAAACCCTCATGTCTTCTTTGATAACATCTTGACATGATCCAAACACACAGCCAGTGTTTATGGCTGCACACATCCACTCTTCACAGCCCCAACGACTAGTCCTCTCCTGTGAAAATGTTAACCAGTTGGGCCCTTTTTTTGGTATTTCTTCTGGACATGGGCCTGTGCATTTTTCATCATGTGCAATGTTAATGGCAATAGTGGGACCTGTAGAATACAAATAATCATATGTCCCTCCTATAGTTGCTGTCTTAATATAGACTATCGCATCAAATATATGGGTGCCATCTGGACTATTGACTTTAAAGCCAACTGATTCACCTGTTAGTGCTGGTAGTTCGAATTCGATAAATGTTGACTCCATCCCTTCTTCTGTAATTAAACCTTGCAATAATATTGGCATATAGCTTGGCTTTACATGTGGGTAATTTTTAGTAGGCGAATAATGATGTATCTCTAAATTGTGTTGTATAGTTTCTGCTAGGGATCGCTTGTAACTTTCAATCGTGTCATGGTTCCACTGTGCAACTTCTTTATTTTTAATTTCTTCCCTCAGCCATTGGCAGTTCTTGAGATTGTCTGGGTGTACTGGATACCGCTTTTCGGTACAGTCATCACTTAGACACATTACTCCTACATCATCACTGGATGCATGCATCCCTTCTTGATCTACATAGTAATATTGGCCATTTTGGCATAGTGCGGTATTCCAAATAAATTTACCATAAGCACAGGTTCCCTTGTTCTTGAATCTGCAGCTGCGGGCTGGTTTTGTATACTCATCGCTTATTGCCAATGGCTCTGTCCAGCCACAAGTTAGTGTTTGCAATTTTTCTAGTTTTTCCTGTGTACTGGGTGTGAAATTCGCAATACAATGTACGTCTTTTAAGCAATAATCATCTGTTGCCATATATTTTTTGTATATCTTGTTGGTCAACCCTGTTTCATACAGATACTTCCCCTCTGATTTTTCACACAGGACATTTTGCAATTGTAATTCGATATGTCGAGGTGAAATACAGTGTATGATTTTCAATTTTTTACAGGTGTCTATCATTTCACCTACTTTTGCATTCTTTAAGTCAGCTGTTGGATTTGATCCTGAAACTTTAGTTGTTAAAATACTTGCTGCATCCTTTAGGGGAGCCTTGTACCACCTACCATTAGGATTGTAATTGGTTAATGTAATATCCATAGCAAATTTGATAAATTGGCAGATGGATTTGAATAGAACATTTTTCTGCACCTTTGCTATGATCAATTCGAGAATGGACTTAACCTCGTTGTATTTTTTCTCCCTTAGATTGTCCGATATTGCCTGCTGTACTGTCCCAGGTAAAGCTGAAAAAAGAATATTAAATAATGCATTTAAATCAGAATTTAATTCTTCATCTTTACTGTTATAATATGTTTGCAATTCTGTGTTAGTTGACATTTCAACAGCACAGGATTTAGTTAGAATACAGGGGCATGGGTGCTTGTCTTTATTCTCATTGCAAAATGCTAGAGTGCTATGAAGTATTAATCTCCATTTGTATTCACTGTCATCGTTGATTGTATTAAGTTTCTGGAAATATTTGCAATCATATCTATAAAGAATTTCTTCAACTAATAACAAACTATGATATGTAGAGGCTGAAGTTAATGCTTTATTCAATGTTTCAGGTTTTCCTCCTATTCCTACAACCCATGGTTTTTCTATGTCTAATATATACTTTTGGTTGATCAATTCGTCAGCAATTTCTCCAATTGGTCTGTGTTCTTGTGTACAGTCAAAGTCCCGATTTATATTTATACAATTCTTTTCAAGCTTCTGTTTTTTATAACATGTGTCGAATGTTTCAGCTGCAACATTGAAACCAGGGTCTTTTAAGATATAAAGTACCGTTATAAGTATTATCATCCTCCTAATGAGTCTAGATTCATATTTGTAAAGACATTTGCCAGATTTTAGATGGTAGTTACCATTTGTATATACACTAAAGCCACAAGTGCATGTGTTACACTTATTAGTGAAGTCACCATTATATTTTATATTCTTCACATCATGGTACATGTCACATTCGTTACAATCCATAACCCACCAGCTATAAAATTTGTGCCTTAAGAACATTATCAATGTGTATATCAACATAATTACAGGCACAAATATTGCATCAATTACAGATCTTGTTAGATACATGAGATGGTTATTTTCATTGTTCTTCTTAAATATTTGATACTCATCAAATATATCAGAATCGTTGGTTTTGACGTAATCTTCTTTGATAATAATAGAATTTATAGGCGTGACAAACGACAGTAGAAGTATGGCTGTAATTATGGATAATATACTTGCTGAGCCTTTTGATTTGCATAGCACTCTTGCAGTTCTCATGCTCTTGTATCCTTGACACATGCCTGATTCTCTATGCAACCTCATTCTATCTGATGTTTCAAATAATGAACCACAAACGCAATGATTAGAACATTTTGTGAAAGGATGGTATGCTAAACCGCAAGATTGACATTTCTTCGATATTTTGTTGTAGAGGTACCCATATGTGTATGCAAACGGCACAAACAAGGGTAGCATTAAATAACAGATATAGGTTTTCATAATAATGTTTAACAATACAAAAATCAGTAGGGCTAATATTGTTAATATTATTATTTCCAAGTTTTCGCATACTGATGTGCTTACCAGATCTGGCAATATAGTGTGTTTGAAGAACCTGATACAGGGCATGTGGTGTTTGAAGCATGCATGCATTTGTATTGACTGCATCCCACAAATCACCTTTATGTGTTCACATGTCTGATCCAATGTCACATACGTTTTTGTCTTAAACCAGCCATTCCTTCTAGTGGTTCCAATTATTTCGAATCTATTTAATTTATCTGTGGTCAGCACAACTTGCCCGGTTTCCTTGTCCATCCCTATGAGACATTCTGATGTGCATGCATATGTTGAGCTGTGCAATGTGAGGTCTTCGTGTATTTCAACAACATTGATATTGCCAGAATCTACTTTCCTAGGACTGCAATCACTCCAATTTTGGATAATCCATTTCCGACTAATTTTGTTTCTAGCAAATATGCCAGTCGCATTCGAAAATGGGATAGACTCCACTTTAAGAATGCTGACATCATCTTTTAAGCAGGCGTTACCTATTCCAGTTTGGCTTGGTATGTCCTTAATGAGTGTCCCTCCTTCGAAGCATCTTTCATATGGCATGGCATTAACCATTGCAAGGCTACAGAGTATGAATACAATCATCTTTTACAAGTCTACAGAACAGTTTGTTTCACCTGGTAGTACACTACT